AATTATAGCATGAAGTGCAATGGAAGTCAACTAAAATATTTTACAAAAGTACTTGACAAACGAGGAATTGTGTGATACCCTAAGAAATACATATAGTATATACATAGGTTATAACATTAGTTAGTACGTATAGTAACTATACGTTATAATGTACAGTAACCTATATTTGTACTTATATAAGTACATCTAATAGTAACAGCTAATGTTAACATTAAATGTACTCTACATTAACAAGCAAGTAAGTAATAGATATATATATAACTTAAGATTAATATAGGTTATAACATAGAGTAAACTATAAGTTCATCTTTAAGTTTAACCTATGTTGTAATCTATATAACGACTTTGTAAATTTCTAAATTTATTAACATCATTCAGCTTGGACGCTCAAGGCGCTCTGCCTGTCCTACGGACGGTTCGTTGCAACACGCACTGAAGCTGCTCAGTTAAAACCTTCAAGAACGCCCCTAGAAGCCTCTATAAGCTCTTAACTTGTAGTAGTCTAGGGGTATGTAGCCTGAAGGTATGAAACGAGCATATAGAGCGTTCTATCAATTTATAGTTTGTTGTACAAAAGATTAAAGGTAATTCGTATGCTAGTAAAAGAACTAATTGATTATGATATATTGACAGGTGACTTCTTTATCTTAAAGAATAACACTAGATACCGAAAGATATTTCCTAACGAAGACGGTTATTTAGTATTTTATAAGAGTGCAAGAAGAATAAAACTTAAAGCTAACAAAGTAGCAATTGAGTTGGTACAAAATATTGTTGTACAAAAAGATAAAGTGGTCCTGCATAAGAACTTAGATGAAACAGATTACAGATATTGTAACCTAAGGTTGATCTCAAAGAAAGTCTATAATAGCATCAAAGAGGCTCACCGAAACTTATCTGGATATTTGAAACTACAGCCTCATCAAAAGGATATGTTTTCTTATGTACTGATCTGGAAAGAAAACTCTAAAGATAAAATTATAGTTGTGCAAGATATCGTAGTAGCTAAAAGAATGTACAACAGACTTCAGCTAAGGTATGCTAAAATTCTAAGTAAGTATTGCGTATTTGACTGAAATATTGATATTGCGCTTGAAATTACTGATTTTATATGATATAATCAAGCATCTGTGTAAATTAAATTCATAGACTTCTGTAAATTGCACTATTAAGCGGTGCAACCCTGCTAAAGACAATTTAAAGATTTAACCCTGCACTGATATAAACCTTTGTATGTTCGCCTATGTATCTTTACATACTCCTTTCAGTCATAGGTATTTCAGTACAAGCTGGATAAGTAACCAGCACTAATTTATAAACCGTATCTCATTATGGACAATTCGTAGTGTTTTGTCTATAATAGTTAACAAAAAGAACAAAAGAATAAATAAGCTATGAATTGTATTACTTGTAATCGTTACTTTAAACAGAACGTATTTAATAAGACTGCTGAGTGCGAAGATTGCTTAGATCGTGCTTTCTTAGATTTAGACTCAGACATACAAGTTGATGTAGAATTGCTAAGAAATCCTTCTGGTAGAACCAATCCTGTGTTTTATGATGAAACGAATGATCCTGAGATGGATATCAGAGATTCTATCTAAAGGTATTGAAAATTGCGATAGCAATGATTAGAGCGAAAGCTCTTGACAACAGCTAAAACTGCTGTTACAATAGGTTATTCGCTGAAATAGCTCATCTGGTAGAGCAACTGTTTTGTACTCAGTAGGTGGTGGGTTCGAGTCCTACTTTCAGCACCAATAATAATACTACCATCGTCTATCGGTTAGGACATTAGGTTTTCATCCTAAGAAGCGGAGTTCGATTCTCCGTGGTAGTTCCAATAAACGTGTATTCCGCTAACTACGTCAAAAGTTCGGCTGCTCAATCGCCAACGGAAAGAGCATAAGTTCACAGTTGGAAGAATTTTGGCATATAGCTCAGAGGTAGAGCAAACGGCTGTTAACCGTTCGGTCCGTGGTTCGATCCCACGTTTGCCAGCCAATATTATAGAAGTATGGTCGAGTGGCTTATGGCAATGGTTTGCTAAACCATCGGTGGCGAAAGCTGCCCACAGGTTCGAATCCTGTTACTTCTGCCAATCAATCTATGTATAGGCTAGTCTGGTTAAGTCACTGCATTTGGGGTGCAGATATCGGTGGTTCGAGTCCATCTACATAGACCAAGTTATAGCGGGTAAGGTGGTCACTACTGCAGTTTCATATGCTCGCAGCATCACTGGTTCGAATCCAGTACCCGCTTCCATCATTCGCTATTCGCAAATAGCAAACAGGAGTAGCCGCCGTAATGGTATGGCAGGGGATTGTAAATCCTCCGACTCAGGTCACAGTAGGTTCGATCCCTACCTGCTCCACCACTAATAGTCTACCGCAATTGCGCTCCCTACTTGCTAGGTGATCAAGCGGTGTGCATAAAGAACTCTACCTTGGGTCCGAAGTCACCTCGGTTTTAGGCGTCCCTCGAATCTGTTGCGAGGTAACATGAAGTGTAGAAGCTTCAGGTGAGCATTGCCAAGTGCTTACACAAAGGATACAGCGTATTATCTGCGGTAGATACGAAAAGACTACCCCGCAATCGTAAGCGGGACTAATTTATAAGGAAATAACATGGCATTCATTAAAGGTCAATCAGGTAATCCAAATGGCAGACCAAAGAAAGAATCAATCTTTGACAAACCAACTAACCGTGAATTAAAAGAGCGTGAACTTGTAATGCTTCTTCGCAAGATTAAGCCTCACGTAGCTGAAGCTATTATGCAAGCTGCTAATATCATGAAGAATGAAGAAGCAAGTCACCAAAATCAATTGAAAGCTGCAACTATTCTTCTAGATAACTATCGTAGATTAACTCTAGATATGTATGATGGTGAAGAACAAGCTGATGAAGCTGGTACAGAAGTACAACAAAATAATGCAGCAGTTTTTAGTTTAAAAGTAGTTAACGAAGAATAATTTATACAACAGCTAGGTTGGCCCACCGAAAAGACGATTACTCACCGTCCTGCTGATTGTTTATTGTGAGTTCATTGGAGAATGAAATGAAGAATTGTAAATGGTGTAATCAAGAGAAAGACTTATCTGATTTCTATAAAGCGAAAACCTCAAGAGATGGTCATCAGTCACACTGTAAAGAATGTCATAGTAAACTTAATAAAGAAAAATATTACGAAAAGCATGAAGAAAATCGTGCAAGACTTTCAAAGTATTACTTAGATAATCACGAAAAAGAAAAAGCTGCTCGTAGAGAACACTATCAAAAGAATAAATCAACATATCTATTCAATTATTACAAAAGAGAAGATAGGTTAAAAGAAGCTACACCAAACTGGTTAACAGATGCAATGTTATCTGAAATAAAAGATATTTACGTAAAAAGACAAGAACTTTCAAACGAAACAGGTGTAGAACATCATGTGGATCACATTGTACCAATTCAAGGTGTTAATGTATGTGGTTTACATGTTCCTTGGAATCTTCAAATATTAACCGCAGAAGAAAATTTAAGGAAAAGTAACAAGTATGAGTCAACAATTAATCATCGGACCGGCAAGTAAAAAGCAAGAATTATTTTTGAATAGTGATGCTACAATTACTTTAGCAGGTGGTGCTGCAGGTTCTGGTAAAACTTATACTGCTCTTCTTATTGCTTTAAAGTTCATGCAGAATCCACGAGCCACAGGTGTAATCTTTCGTAGAACCTCCAAGATGCTTACAGCACCGGGTTCTATCTGGCACGAAGCTGTGCATTTATATACAAGTATTTATCCTAATCTCAGGATTCGTTCCAGAGAGCTTGAATTGGTTTTTCCAAATGGAGCGTTGTTAAAGTTCAGCCATATGCAACATGCAACCAACGCCTTAGATCACAAAGGTGGTCAATACTCGTTAGTCATTTTTGATGAGGCAACAGATTTCGAGGAAGAAATGGTTGTTTACTTATTATCTCGTATGCGCAATGCTTATGTAGATTATAAGCCTCAGATGTTCCTCATGACAAATCCAGACTACAATTCATTTTTAAGAGCTTGGTTAGAAGATTACTATTTAGACCCAAATACGGGTATTCCTCTACCGGAGAAAACAGGACACAAGCGTTACTTCTTCCGTCAAGGCAACACAATGCTTTGGTACAACAGTCTAGAAGAAGCTGAAGCTGCACATGGCAAAGGTGATGAATCTGGTATTTCATCCTTTACTTTCATTGGTGCTACCTGCCGAGATAACCCTCCATTATTAAAAGCACAACCTGATTATATCAGTCGAT